AGTTCCGGAGAGGTGCGTGAGCGGTTGAAACGATCCGCCTCGAAAGCGGACATACCTTAACGGGTATCGGGGGTTCGAATCCCCCCCTCTCCGCCAGATCTATCTAACACATTGCACACATTTTAGTTCCATTAGTGTCTTCGGTGTGGCACTTTTGTGCCGTTGCGACGGGCACACCGTCTGTGTACTCTATCTTTGGGTAGGCGGAAGGGTAGAGCCATGGAAATCACGGTATACAAGCGACACAGCGCGGACTGCGAACATAAAGACGACCGGAGCTACAAAAAATGCACCTGCCGGATGATGATGGAATACTCCGTCAACGGGGAGCGGACCCGAGTTTCGGCAAGAACTCGCTCGTGGTCGGAAGCCGAGCAGAAGGCTCGGGCTATGGAGCGGGACGCCCACGCCAGAACTCTTGGCGAACCACCGAAGGTCGGTGAGCCGATCTCGCTGGATACTGCGGTTGACATGTTCACCGCGAAGAAGTCTGGCAAGCACAAAGAGACCCGCCGCAAGTATCAATACACCCTCAATAACCTGAAAGCTTGGGCGTCCAAGCATGGCCGTTTGTACCTGGCAGACATTACTGAGAGCGACCTTGAGAAGTACCAGTCCACTTGGACTCTCAACAGCAACTTTGCCAAGCGCAACGAGCAGGAACGATTGCGGTCTTTTTTCCGCTATTGCTGCGCCAGCGCCGAGATTCGGCTGGCGTTCAATCCCACGTCGCAGCTTGAACACTTCAACGTGACCAGTGATGAGCCGGAAGACCCGTACACTGAGAAAGAGTGCAGGGCGATTGTGGCGGCGGTCGACAAGTGCAAGTTTGAGTCGGAGGTTGCGGACAGAGTCAAGGCACTCATTGCCGTCATGCGATACGCTGGCTTAGCGATCCAAGACGCTGCGATCTTGGAGCGGGACGCCGTGACTCCTGCCCAAGTGGGCGGGAAAGCCTGCCATCGTGTAATGATCCGTCGCGGCAAGACTCACACCGGCATTGACAACGTGATACCCAAGGCCGTAGGGGACGCCCTTCTCAAAGTTGCCAATGGCAACCCCAAGTACATTTTCTGGTCTGGCAACGGTGAACCCGTCAGCACCACGAAGCACTGGCACGCCCGCCTGAAGAAAGTGTTTGACGCCTCGGGAGTCAAGAACGCCCACGCCCACCGTTTTAGGAAGACTTTTGGGGTTGAGCTTCTTACCAAAGGAGCGCCGTTGGAGATGGTGAGCAAGGCGCTCGGCCATCGGAACACCGTGATTACAGAACGCCATTACCTGAAGTGGGTGCCCAAACTTCGTGAACAACTAGCGGCGCACATCGCCCGAAGCTGGTAGAGGTCGAAAGTCGATGAGCAATATCGACGACAAGTACAACGCAAGGACAGCAGTCTCGGTGAGAATCGAGCTTGTCAGCCCCGTGAATCCCCGCTATGTAAGCGCGTTCTCCAATGCCATTAAAGAGGCGATAGCCCCGATAAATGCCCAAGGTCATCTTTTGCGCGCCCCTAGCAAGCAGTTCTTGGCCAAGACAAAGCCCAGGCCATCGATGTTCGTCTACTACCACTCCAAACTTGCGCATATGTATGAAAAGCGAAATCTAATCAACGAAGCCGTTAAGGAATACCGTCTCGCTTATACGCCGACAGACGAATATTACATAGCCTACTGTTGGAAACTGGATTTTGGCTCCGACGACCTTAGTCTCTCAGAGCAGCGTGTGCGCGACGTTCTGTCCGCTGTGAAGGTGTGCCGAGTGGACTCGGTGAAGTTAAAACCTGTCTGGATTCCTCCTGAGCTTCGTCCTTACAAACACGAGCAACACCTGTCAGCCTGCCAGTGTACAGAATTCCCTTGCGAACATATACCGGGCATCCCTTGGGAGGAGCAAGTGAGATTGTGGCAGCAAGAGGACCACAGGTCCGCTGTACGCCGCGCTTATTACAAGGCAAAGGTAGAGCAACCCACCCCAAACCGGGCATTCTCCCTCCCCCGTTCCCGCCGCAAGTAACTTTTACATACATCCATTTTCCGAAAGGTCAGGCTCTTATTGGCGCGGCTTCTCGTAAGCTCCTGGGTGGAGGCGTTAGAGGGGTCGGAAGCACAATCCAGCTTCGCCGGACGGCTAACAATCCGGCCCCGCGAAAAGTGTCGAATCTCGACACCTTGTGTTAACGCACCCGAGAGAGGCACCAATGGCTAAAACAAAACCGCCCACTAAAGAGGCTCCGATAACCGCCGAGAAACCCGCGCTTACCGGACTCGAACAAATCAACTCAACTATCAATGCCATTCGCGGTCTGTGGGGCAAGGGAAAAGAGGCTCGGCTTGAACTGGGCAAACTCTTTTCCCAGCTTCGCGCTCAAACCTTGCCTTATGAACGTGGCAGCACGGACGGGAAAAGCTACACGCAGGCGGTAGCTGAGACCGGAGTGCCGAGAGGCACGGCAGAAGGCTACCGAAACATGTACGAAGTGTTGCAGGCAGCGAAGATTCCAGCGGACACCTACTTGATTCTTGCGGACCACGGATGCGACCTTGCGGCGGAGCGTGTTGCAACGCTTGCCGGTATCGTGCATGACGTGCCAGAGCTTTTGACCATTGATGTGACCGACGAAGAGGCGGTCAAGAGAATGGCGAAGAAAATCAAGGACGGGTATCCCGTTGAGAGAAAACAAAAGTCCGCCCCAACCCCTCTTGAGACCTTGGCGGAAGTCCTCGCTTCCATTGAGGAGATGCCAGAGAGCGCCCAGACCGACAAGATGCGAGAGGACACTCAGAAGGCAATCGTCAAGATGAAAGTTGAAACGCTTTTGTCATTGGCGACCGCTGTTGCTCCGTTTGTAGGACGGGACGCAGCGTGGGCGGAGACGTGGGTAAACGAGGTTGAGGACAACTCAGCCCTGCTAGACCAACGCTATAACGATGCAGTGACGTTTGCTAAATCGGCTTCATTTCTGACGGAGCCGGATATGCCGTATAACACGGTGCCCGATGCAGAGCCGGACACCAAAACGGGAGGTCACTCTTGAGTCGCTTCATTAGATATACGGAGCAAAACTATCCCAACTCTGGGATTCGCTACCCTCATTCCGGTCTAGTCCCGGAGCCGGTTACGTTTGTGTGCGGAGTGAGAGCGGTAGCGGACCGCAGTATCGTTTATGAACGGACGGGACACCGGCACTTGGTATGACTTGTCGAAACCCGGCGAGCCGGTCCGCATTGCTAACCCGGCTTTGATTGCGGAGCTAGAGAACGCAACGTAAAGCTGCTTTGCTAACATTCGCCCCGGTCACAGAACGCCGGGGCGTTTTTACCTCTGAGGCGACAGATGATTGCACAATACTATCTAGAAACGATTGCTGTTACCTCTCTTCTCGCCGTTCCCTCGGAAACCAGTGGGACGTGTGGTAACCACAGGTAGCACATGTTAGATACAGGACCGTCAATGCTCACGACAAACCAGTTAGCCGCTGAGCTAGGCATCGGACGCGAAGCGGCACGTAAGCTCATGCTCACGACTCGCGGCGTTATAACACTACCCGCGCTGAATGGCACCGGCAAGAACGAAACCCGGCGTATGCCTCGCAAAGTGTTTGAGGCGCTGCTCATTCAACGGAGCAAACCGCTACAGAAAGGACGGCTCTAAATGTCCTCGGACGCAGAATTGTGGTGGACCTCACCCGAGGCTAAAGAAGCTCGCAGGCTCACCTATCAGGTAGAGGTTGCGGTTGACACGCTTAGAGGATACTCAGACCCTCTCTACCCGGACGACACTTACGCGGTGCATATTGACGGCAAAGGGACAATCCTCATAGACAACGAGCGAGTACAGTTTGTGGTTAGTCACGGACAGTTACGCGCTAGTACGGGATATGACGGACAGACTAGAGTAGCGGTCAAGGATTGGCGCAAACGGAAGGACGCCATGGCGATAGGGAGAGCTATCAACGAAGCTATATGGGCAAAGTGGAACGAGTAACGCCAAAGGGGATAACTAAGCATGACCATTGACGAGTTGTATTGTCGGAGGTGTTCGAGGCTGGTGTGAGCCTTCGCCAATGGTCAGATTTTCTGTTGAGCAAGGAGCCGCTACAGAAAAGACGGCTCTCTAATCGTTATGCCGTAACACGCCCCAACCGATTAAGGAGGACGTAAGATGACCTTTGATACAACCAAGCTGGACGGATTCAACAAGCAACAAGCCGAGGCGAGGAAATACAGTGACCGATGGAGCGGCGTGGAGCGCAAAGCGCAGCAATCCACTACACCAACACCACAACCCGAGACCAAGCCCGAAGGCTCTTCCCGACCTGGAACCATCAGACCGACCAGCGAGGAACTAAAGAAGCAAATCGCTGACAAGTCCCGCCGCTTGGAGGTTGACAAGAACTACCAGCGGCTTGCCACAGGTGAGGGCAAGCTCAGGCGTAAGGAAATCACTAACCTCAAGGCGGACCTCAAGAAAGCCGAGAGCCGCGAGAGGGGCGAGGCAAGACGGAAAGCACAAGCCGAGCGTCTGGCAAACAAGGTCGGCAAGAAAGAGGTCCAGCGTCTCGGAACAGGCAAGGCGCGGATACTCGCGGCTCTCAAAGCGGCGGGTCGGAAGGGTTGCACCAACACTGAGCTATCGGCAATACAACTGCGATACGGCGGCTCAACCCACGAGCTGGAGAAAGATGGTTATGACATAACGGTTACTCGAATTGAGGGCGGTCTCTTTCGCTACGTGTTGGACATGAGCAAGAGCACCGCTGAGGAATTGCTATGAGTGACAACCGATCAGAGATTGACAGCAACGCCGCCAGACTTGCCAGAAAGTGCAACTATCAGGTACAGATTGACGGACCAATTACGGGGGATTTTGAATCGAACGATAACGACCCACAAGATGTATACGGTAAGGGGACGATTATAATAGACGGAGAGCGCGTTACATGGTCGAGGTCCCGAGGTAACACACGTCAATTTAATGCGTATAGCGCCCAAACGAGAGTTTCCGTAACAGACTGGACTAAGCGTCAAGACGCCGAGGCTATCCGCTCAGCAATTGTTGAGGCGCTATACGACAGCCCCGAGCGTCCAATTAGGTCCCACGGCGTTATATACACCATACACGAGATTGACCGTATGATCGAAACAGAGCGAACAACGAAACCTAAAAAGCAATCGGATGACGAGGACGATGATTTGAAACTAATAATAGGGGGCTCCTCGTGAGACGCAGCAAAGTATCTCGGTAAGAACTTCAGCGGACAAAGGTCGGTTAGACGCTATTTGGAACGTGATACTAGTAAGAGTAAAATGGAGTTATTCGCAGGTGGCAACTGCGTGCAGGTTATGAACAAAGCCTACAATGTCGGACAGCGGGCGCGTCAGGTGAACTCTGCACACCTGTTCACGCTCTTTACCCCAGTGAGTAGCCATCCTCACTGGGTTTCTCATTAACGGGTCTGCGTCCTAGCAGCCCGATGTCATGGTAAGCGGATACGTCCTGGTAAGGCAGAGCCTGAGCACCACGTAGCTAGTCGATAAGGACTTCGTTAGACAGTTCCTCAGCTCACTGAAGTAAAGACGCCAAGCCAGCAGGACCCACCTGAAGCCGTTCCTCGGTGACAATAAGACCGGACCCACAGCGATGTGACGCCGGGCGAGGGAATAGACGTTGCTGACTCGTCCCATTCAGACTGCTTTATACTGGACGAAATCAGTAGTAGCTAGGGTAAGCTACTGCTATGCCTGAACCCTTCTCCTACATTACCTGGATGAGAAAGCCGCACATGTTCAAGCACGCGATATATAGTCAACCTCCTCGGTAAAGACAGTAGCGAATCCCAATACTAGGTAGTAGTGAGCTTCCCTGCATTGCAAGATGAGTGCATTGTGACTCCTCCCTGCTGAGACGGAATCCCGTCATGGCGGCAACGGCGGGCGTCCAACCGTCCGCCGTTGACTAACGACTCCGCACAAGAGGCAGGACTGAGATGAGGTTGAGCTATGTCTCACAGCGTGATTGTCAAAGGAAAAGCGTTTATCTTCCCTGGCGAGACCTCGGCTGAAGGCTTGCGCTGTAAAGCTCGTATTACGCTAACGCGGCTGAATAACAAAACCAATACACGTGAGGAGTACGAGACCTCATGCAACCGCTTGCTTGCGAAGCCTAATAGGGACGGCGAGATTAGCGGGGAGCTTAAGTGTCAATGCGGACAGATAGTAGAGGTTACGGCCAATACCGAGTCTTGAAAGTGCAAACTAGTCTTTGGTCAACTCGACTCTAAATATTACGAGGGAACTTTATCTAAGCAGATGATGCGCCAACCACTGGCTGAGCAAAGTACCGCCAACGCCGATTATCGTGCCAATCGCTAACAACAAAATGTGGTCGCCGTTCCTTTTCCAAAACGACGACGCGGTTAGTTGTGAATCAAGGGTTACAGAGCGGAAGCCGCCATGGATAACCGGAGCGCCGATGAAAACAATAGGCATTATGCCGAACAACATAACCAACACGAGGATGCCATTGTCCTGTCGTTGGTAATGCCAGTTCAGAAATAAAGCAAGTGTTACGACTGCTAAACAGCCAACAACAATACCTTGGATGGTGAAAACGCGAGCAAGCAGCCTCTTTCGCTTCAAGAGAAATTCTCTGGTTCGACTGAAGAGGAGGTCGGCTCTGTCGGTCTCTTCCGACGTTAACACCATGCCTTCTGAGAGATGCCGAAGCGTTGACGCTTGACTGGTAAGAGCAAGGGTGATGTTTGGTTTAGTCCCTGCAAGTTCTATGGTGCGGACCCGCGAACCGACGTGATGTTTCAATTCATCGAGTGATTCGTACTCTGAGTCAGCATCCGATATTGTGACGGTGTCGCAATAGGACTGAAACAGGGAAAGTAGTGCGTCCAGGTCCTCCCGGTAAAGTTTCACAGCCGGAATGTATTCCAGTTTTCCGTGGGTTTTCGGCTTCATGGAACGCTCCTGCCAGTATACAGCACGCTCCACCTGTAAGGATTACAAGCACTATGACCGACACACCGAGAGCCGTAGCGATATGTCCCACAGCGGACCGCCCCACATATCTGCCCCTCGCTCTTGCGTGCTTCGCTCATCAAACCTACGCTAACAAGAAACTCGTTGTCATGGACAACGGCGTCAATCCGGTTGAGGCTCTCCTCTCCGGCATGGTTGGTGACATTCAATACGTCAGAGTCCCGCCTTACATTAACAAGCTCAATCACGGTCAGGCAGTGAATGCGTGCTGTGAGTTGGCTAGTGCGAATGACGTTATCTTGTCGTGGGACGATGACGATTGGAGCGCACCTAACAGAATGCAGGAGCAGATAGACCGCCTCGTTGAAAGCGGCAAGTCTGTAACCGGCTATCACAATCTCCTGTTTTACAACACGCAAGACGGCAAGACCTACAAGTACCTGTACAACGGACCGGGAATGTATGCCTCGGGTACAACGCAATGTTTCACTCGGGACTTTTGGAAGCGCAATCCGTTTCCTGATAAGCCGAAAGGTGCGGACGGTGACTTTAGCAAGGTGGCGCAACGTCAAGGGCAGCTAATATCTGTCCCCGGCGTAGGAATCATGGTTGCTCGCTCTCATTCGGATTCCACTTGTCCGCCCAAGCTCGGGGCTAGACAATTCCCCTCTTTTCCTCGTGAGCAATTCCCGCCGCAGTTCTTTGAGGACCTAGAACGTCTTTATAACGGACAACCAGCCGTGCTAACGACGCCTCGTGTCCTCATAGCAATTCTGTCTTGCCACAAGTACGCCGAGCGCCGTCAATTGCAACGCTCTACGTGGATTCAGCACCTACCAGAACACTTTGACTATCGCTTTTTCGTTGGCGAGCCGTTTACAGGCGGCGCTCAAGACGAGGTTTGCTTGCCAGTCCCGGACGATTACGACAACCTACCGCTCAAGACTCGCGCTATTTGCAATTGGGCGTATCAGCGTGGTTATAACTCAGTCTTCAAGATTGACGACGACACATTTGTGATGCCGGACCGTCTGGTTAAGCCGGACGCCGATTACACAGGTCACCTTCGCATAGACGCGCCTCACAATAGCGGCGTCAACTACGCTCGCGGCGGTTGCGGCTATTGGCTCTCGCGGCGCTCACTGCAATGCTTGATTGATGCGCCGGAGTTGCTCAAGCCTGGAATCGAGGACGGTCTAGTAGGAAAAGCTCTGTTGCGTTGCGGTATAGCGCCACAGCATGACGCTCGTTACGAAGCCGCGCCTCACAACGTTCCTAACCAAGACAACGACATTATTACTGCTCATTGTCCGAATCCCGCGTTAATGACAGACCTGAACAGGATACTACATAGGTAAGTATGTCTCAGCGTGGATTGAGAGAATGTGCTAAGTCCGATTGCTCGGCGCTCACAAACCAACGATTCTGTGACGCTCATAAAGACCATGACCGGCGCTCGTATGACAAGTTCCGGCGCAACCACGAGCTAAAGCGTCTATACGATACCGCACAATGGCAATCTGTGCGTCAGGTAATCCTACAGCGTGACATTCTGTGCTCAATGTGTTTCCGAGCATTGAGCATGGTAGTGCACCACAAGATAGCCGCCGTGAAGTGGATTGCACAAGGCGGTGACTTTTATGACGTGAGCAACCTAGCCGGTTGCTGTAAGCCGTGCCATGACAGGCACACCGCAACTGTTGACTCAACCTTTGCCGGTGCTCACTAACACTGCTGCTACTCCTACGCTTGTGACTGCGCTTACAGGGCTAGGGGTATGGGGTATCGAATCCCTAATTGTTTGACCTAGCCGTCCGCCGCGCCGCCTTTTTCGCGTATCCGCAAAACTGACAACCGGGTATCGCACTGACCACATTGGAAACCATGAGCAGACCTCGCACTCCTACAGCAGTCCTAGACGCACGCGGCTCGTTTTTGCATGACTCTCAACGCCGACGTGAGGACCCGGCTACGTCGGGACCTCTCCCTCTTACTCCACCTGAGAACTTAAACGCTACCGAGCAAGCCGCCTGGGTTGAGCTTGTCTCTAACGCTCCCGCTCGCGTGCTCGCTAACGCGGATTACGCCGTTGTGGAGCTAACCGCAAAGCTCATAGTCAGAATGCGAGCGGACACGCTCAACGGAACGCAGACCGGACATTTGATTGCTTGCCTCGGACGGCTCGGTATGACGCCGAGCGACCGGAGCAAAGTCACGGCAGGCAAGGAGACCGCTAACAGCGAGTGGGACGAGCTAGGGGACGTTAACTAATGCCTCTCGCTCCGGTGCATGTTGATAAGGCTAACGCCTACGTTGCGGACATTCTGTCCGGCAAGATTGCCGCGTGTGTCTACGTCCAGGCGGCGTGTCAGCGGCAAGTCAACGACCTCAAAGCGAGCGAGGGCGAAACGTACCCGTACCGCTTTGACATTCAAGCCGCCGAGCGTGTCTGCCGGGTAATAGAAAAGCTGCCGCACATTAAGGGTCCTCTCGCTGGACGACGACTCGTGTTAGAGCCGTGGCAGTGTTTCATTCTGACCACGGTTTTCGGTTGGCTCTCCAAGCTCACTGGTAAGCGCCGCTTTCGCCGTGCCTATACGGAGGTCCCCAAGGGTAACGGAAAGTCCGCGCTCTCGTCCGGCGTTGCAATCTACATGCTCACGCATGACGGCGAGGCGGGAGCCGAAATCTATAGCGCTGCCACAACGCGAGACCAAGCAAAGATCGTTTTCGGCGTTGCTCAAGCAATGTTGCGGAAAGTCCCCGAGCTTGTGACGAGAGCCGGGTTGGACGTGCGAGAGCACAGCATCAATAAGGCTGACATGTCGTGGTTTCGTCCGCTGTCGTCGGATGCGGACTCGCTTGAGGGCGTCAACCCTCACTTTGTCTGCATTGACGAGCTACACGCTCATAAGACCCGCGAGCTTTACGACAACATAATCACCGCCGCCGTAAAGCGAGACCAGCCGCTTATATGGAGCATTACCACGGCGGGAAGCAACCGCGCCGGTGTCTGCTATGAGGTCCGCTCCTACACGCTCAAGATTCTCATGGGACCGGCGAAAGACGAGCAGACTTTCGGCATTGTCTACACCACGGATGAGGGAGACGATTGGGCGGACTCTAAAACGTGGGTCAAGGCTAACCCGAATTGGGGCGTGTCCGTTTACGCGGACGCCATAGCACTGGAAGCACACGAGGCAATACAACTAGCGAGCAAGCAAGCGGCTTTCAAGACCAAGCACCTTAACGTGTGGGTCAATGCTGACTCGGCTTGGCTGGACATGCGGAAGTTTGAGGCGTGCGCTGATGAGACCCTTACGCTCGATAAGTGCGCTGGTCAACATTGCAACGCAGGTCTTGACCTCGCGTCCAAGCTAGACCTTGCTTGTGCAATGAAGCTTTTTACAGAAGTGGTTGACGGCAAGCGTCATTACTCAGCTTTCGGGACCTACTGGTTACCCGAGGTCACGATTGAGCAAGCCGCTAACTCCCAGTACCAGGGATGGGAAGCCGAGGGACGGCTCAACAAGTGTGACGGCGAGACTAACGACTTTGACGTGATAGAGGCGGCTCTCCGTAGGGACGCCGCCGCGTATCAATGCGAGCTTGACTTTGACGAATGGCGAGCAACGGACATAACCAACCACTTAATTAAGGAGGGCGTGACCTGCGTTGAGATTCGCAAGAACGCACACACGTTTGACCCGGCAATGCGTGAGCTTGAGGCGGCGATTGTTGAAAAGCGCTTTCACTACGACGGGGACCCGGTGCTTACATGGGCGCTCTCTAACGTGGTCTGTCACCGGGACGCGAATGACAACCTTTTCCCTCGCAAGGAAAGACCCGAAAACAAGATAGACCCAGCTGTTGCTTTGCTCATGGCGATGTCCCGTGCCATGACTGCCGAGCTTGACAGCGGAGACGGCATTAACGCCTTTGGTGTTTGCCAGTATTCAGGATGCCCCAGCCTCGCGATAGGGGAGTTGCATAGCGGAGTGTTTGTGTTCCGATGCGAGGCTCACAGGATACAAGACGCCTGAAGTGTGATAGCGTGGACTCGACCTCTAGGACAGCGTTGGCGAGTTTCTACGTATCGGACACAGATTGGTATTCGATTGGGGGATTTTGAGTGCAATCGGGATTTTTCGCCAACAATCCCACGTAGGCGTGCTTGATCGAAACTCTTCGGCGCACCCGTCGGCCACCCGACGAACCCACCCGCGTATAACGAACTTGACTCGACCCAGACCAAGTTCAACCGAACTAAAGTCAGCAAACCGTCGCTCAGATGCGATCCTCGCCCGCAGTGGCGAATGGGATACGTTTAGTCGGTTTTCATTCCTATTTGCCAGTAGACGCTCAGCGGTCCTGAGACAACGACGCCACCACCGTAGCCAACGAACTGGATAGTCAGAATGTCGCCTATGCCGAAGGTTTCTTCGGAGGGATTGTAGAAGCACTGAGAGGGTGTGCTCTCAGTCTGACCGATATTGAAGTTGCAGGACGATACGACATTGACTATTCCACTCGTGTGGGTCACCATTAGGTTCATTGCCACGCTAACGATTGGCGGCTTCGACAGTTGCGCTGCCATGGTTTTCACGGTGTAAGCGGCTTGGGGAGCCCAGGAGCACTCAGGTTCCGTGTAGTTGACTAATCCAGTACTAGAACAAGGTTGTAGCGGACCCACTGGTGAGAATATCCACCAGGCTACATCCGCTACTGTGCGGACCACTACCGCGCCTTCTCCGACTGGAACTGGCTGGACTTTGCCAAAGGTGAATGTTGAAAGACTGAGTAGCGCTATTGCGACTATCATTACTTTCTTCATGTGTTTCTCCTTCTGAATTGTACTGCACCGTACTGTCAGGCGCACAAGCCCCGGAACATTACAGGGATAACTGTCGAAAACAGGCCATAGCACAAGGGTGCGCCGTTTGTCGCCCTCTCAGCACCTTGCGGGGTCCAAATCCTCGCTATCACGCCTAAAAAGCCAATACTAACCAGCAAAGGGACATATGCCAAATCGTTTTGTCTTACTGAGCCTGCTCATGGGAGGGGCTCTCATTGTAATCGGCTCCGCCCTAATCTTTCACCCTCTCGGATTCATTGTCAGCGGGGGATTCCTGCTCGCGGTTGCTCGGGTAGCAAACAAAGGACGTAATCAGTAATGTCAACCCTCAGACAAGAGTTTAGAGATTTCGTTGCCGCCGTTGTGTCATTCCCGCAAGACTTTCTAGGGGCGTTCGGACTTCCGCCTTCCGAGTCCGGCGCGATAGTCAACGAGTTCTCCTCAATCCAAGTCGGCTCATACCTCGCGTGTATTCGCGTGATTAGTGACGCTGTAAGCTCGTTGCCTCTCAAAGTGTACGAACGCAAGGCAGACGGCTCCGAGGTTGTTGCTTTTGACCATCCCCTATTTTCGGTCCTGCATACCCAGCCTAACCCGGAAGTGACCGCCGCCGATTATCGGCAGACAGCACAAGTCCACATTCTCACTACCGGCAACACCTACGGAGAGATTGTCCGCAACAATGGCGGTCAACCTGTAGCGGTCTATCTTCGCTCGCCGTTTACGACCGTGCCCTATCGCAACCAGCAAGGCGAGCTAATTTACAAGACGCACGATGACCCTAGCGGCGGAGAGCGCGTAATCTCTGCTATCAACTGTCTCCACGTTAAGGGTATGGGTATTGACTCGCTAGTGGGTCTCTCGCCGGTCAAGTATTACGCTCGTGAGATTCTCGGTATCGAAATCGCGGCTCAGTCCTACAGCGCAAAGTTCTTCGCCAACCAAGCAACACCCTCGGGCTATCTGCAATCACCCGGCAACCTCAAGCCGGACCAGAAAGTAAAAGCATTGCAGTCCTGGATGCAAGCGCACGGCAAGGGTAATAGCCACATGCCTGCGTTGTTAGAGCAGGGTTGGAAGTGGGAGACCACGGGTATCAATCCCGAGGAAGCTCAACTCCTACAACTCCGCGAGTTTAACCGTGAGCAGATATGCTCTGCTTTCGGCGTCCCAGAACACATGATAGGCGGTAAGGAAGATACCAAGGCTAACGCAGAACAGAAGGCACGGGAGTTCTTGCTTTTCTGCGTCAAGCCGTGGCTCCGCAAATGGGAGCAAGCCATCAACAGCAAGCTCTTTCCCACCAACGGACGTAACGCTAACAAATACTTTCCCAAGTTCGACACCACGGAACTTGAGCAAGCCGACTACAAGACCATGATTCAAGGTCTACAGATGGCTCGTTACGCCGGTCTTATCACCGCACAAGAGGGACGCAAGCAACTCGGTTACAACCCGTACGAGAAGAAACAGCTAACCTCGAAAGACCCCGCCGACAAGTTGCTTTTGCCCGTCAACATGGTCTTTGTCACAGAGGAAACCCTGGAAAATGACCCGGACGTACCCATGCCGGGAAAGGACACCGAGTCCGAAGGTGAGAACACGCCTGTAGCTCCCAAGGACACGCCCTCAGATACCGAGAAAAACTCACACGACCGAGAGGTCAAGCACTATTTCAAGCTCTTTGCTCCCGCTTTCGCGGATGCTTTAGGGCGCATTAACGCCCGTAAGAAGCCCGTTGACGGGGACTTTCAGCGTACATTCTCGCCTATTCTGACCAGCATTGCAGCGGCTTTCGCTTTCAGTCCCGAGGCTGACGAGCCGGGAGACATGCCTCTCTCGGAAGAGTTGCGCGGCTTTGTCCAGGATTACATCTCCGCTATGGCGTTCCGCTCGGCAGAATGGAGCAAAGGCAAGGTTGCCGAGATTGCCGCTATCGAGCTTCGCAGAGCTGTCACCGCCCTTCGAGATAAGGCGCAATCGCAAATGACAACAGAGGAGTAACAAGAATGAGCACACCACGTAAAGAGTACAGGATTTTCAAGACTACCGTCCGTGCAAAGGCGGACAGTCCGCAGATTGAGGGATACGCTGCCGTTTTCAACGTCTCGGCAGACTTAGGCTTTCTCACAGAGCGGATTGCTCCGGGTGCTTTTACCCGTGCCATTGCCGACAAGCAAGACGTGCGGTGTCTCTTTAACCATGACCCTAACAACGTCCTCGGACGCACCAAGAGCGGGACGCTCACCCTCAGCGAGGATAATACCGGCTTGAGTTATGTGTGCGATATGCCAGATACACAGATTGGTAGAGACGTACACACGATGATTACTCGCGGTGACGTTGACCAGTGTTCGTTCGGATTCATTGTCACGAAGGAGCAAGTCTCATACAAGGACGACGGGACTTGTTTACGTCAGATACAGGATTGCGACTTGTTTGACGTATCTCCCGTGACCTACCCGGCGTATGAGTCAACGAGCGTTGAGGCACGGAGCAACGAGGCGGCGTTAAAGACCTACCAGCTCGACGTGATATCCGCCGACAAACAGTCCTTAGACCATGAGATTGCCAAGCGGCTAACCTATCTCGCGGCGTTAAGCCTATCCAGGTAACGCTTGGGATAGACGACTTATAGTGTATAATAAGAGGATAATTGAAGCATAGGTCAGACTGTTAGAGCGGACCTTCGTAGCACGCCTCGTTGGGGTCACAATAAGCGAGGCTTTAGAGTAACCGCCGACCGACAAACAACGGGCTACCCCATAGATACAAGGTCAACTCCAGACGAAATCCGGGTAATGCTGCCGTAGTCGAACGGCTCACACACGCTGTATCCCGGTCCTACGTGGTGCCTCGAAAGAGGTTCAATAAGCCTGGAAACGGCTCGCCTACCATTCACTGCTTCCGTAGGTTTCCTTGGTCTTATCTCCTGCTCTCCTGCATGGAATTAGATAACACCACGAGGGAAGGCGTGTGTCTAATTCCAGCCTTCCAATGCCTATCATCAAATGGCGGCTGTATAACAGTCTATATGACTTCCATAGCAGTTCGTTTTGTGCCCCCAACAGCATTCATATGCATATTCTCCGTTTGGAGCAAATCGGATTAGCTTCTCGCCCTCGTGGCTTCCCTTTATGGCAACGGTTGCGCGTGCAGTGAAAGACGTTTGATCTCCAGTTGTCTGATACGTTGCGTTTGGGTTGGCACGCACATGGGTGTAGGCTCCCGCGAAGGTCAGCCGATTCCGTACTGCTCCAGCGTGTCGTCCGATATTTGCTTTTGTCATTCAACCCCCTTTTTTCCTTTCCGCGCGGTCCCACGCCGCTTCCATTTCTTCTAGCAGAACTCCCTATACTAACCAGTTTGTAGAAAGGCAAGAAGCCTTCCGATAGTTCGTAGCTATTCGCGACGTTGCCCGGATGCGGGCTGGCTCAGGAAGCAAGACGCCTCGTGAATAGAACGTGAGTGACTCCGCGAGGTGCGGTTGTCAGCCCCGTAACAAATCCCTTTTAGCAACGGAGCACTTATGTCTCAGAAGTCCATTGAACTACGCCAACAGCGTAACACCCTCGTGCAAGAGATGCACGACTTAACCGAAAAGTCCTCGTTTCCAGCGGAGGCTAAAGCTCGCTGGGAAGAGTTGGACAAGCAACAGAAGGACCTGGAAGTCCGTGTTACTGCAATCGAAGCAAGCGAGAAGCTCGTTGCCGACATGAGCAAGACGGACCATGTTGAGCGCACCCAGCCTAACGCGGACCCGGCGGCTCCCGCCTCACGCGAGGACCGTGCTGCAACCTTGACCGAAAAGCGCGGCTCCAAGGAATACAACGCCGCATTCGAGCAGCACCTACGCACCGGCAGAGCGAACACGTTCACCGAAGAGTTGCGTACGTACTCCGGTCTTTCCGAGTACACCTCGGGTGTTGATGGCGAGTATCTAGTCCCTATCGGCTTTCAGAAGGAGCTAGAAATCAAGCTCAAGGCTTACGGCGGGATGCGTAATGTTTGCCGCACTATCACAACCTCGACTGGTAACACCTTGAACTGGCCGACTGCCGATGACACTACCAACAGCGGCGAGTGGTTGGCTGAGGCTGGCACTATCGCGCAGACAAATCCTGCATTCGGTCAAGTGCAATTCACTAGCAACGTATGCGACTCCAAGCAAGTCTTGGTTTCCGTCCAGTTGCTACAAGACTCCGCCTTTGACGTGCAGTCCATGCTCGTTGACATGTTCGGTATCCGAATTGGTCGCACAATTAACAGTGGTTACACCCTCGGCAATGGCTCGGGCAAGCCAGTAGGCATTGTTCCAAGCGTTGAGGCTTACAACTCCGGGTCTCAGGTCGTGACGGCGGTTGGCGCTAACGCCACTTACAACCCCGGCTCCACGGACCTCAACTCCGTCAACCTGATTACAGACCTTGACGGTCTTATCACGGCAGTTGACCCAGCGTACCGTCCAGGCGCTAAGTTCATGGCGCACCAAGCAACGTTTGACGCATTCCGTAAGCAGAAGGACGGCTTTGGGCGTCCGCTGTGGAACGTAAGCGTAAGCGTAGGCGAGCCTGACACGATTTACGGCTACGGCTATCAGTGGAATCAGGACATGGAACTAATGGGAGCGAGCAACTACTCGGTCCTGTTCGGTAACTTTGAGCACTACGTTATCCGTGACGTTGGTCCCGCTACGTTCTTCGTGTTCCAAGAGACGTACATGGCGAGTTTGCAGCGTGGGTACATTAGCTTCCTTCGTACTGACGGACAGCTATTGCAGCCCGCCGCGTTCTCCGTACTACAACACCCTGCGTCCTAATCAATAGGCGCACACTAACTCACTTGGGCGGCGGACCGTAAGAGCCGCCGCCTTACGTGTGTGAGGACATTTATGACCAAGCAGGAACTCCTAGAGAAGCTCAAACAGGCACACGCCAATCGTGAGAACGCAGCATTACAGCCGTCTCAACGCACCGCTGTTCTGGCGCGTCCAGCTTTTAAGAAAACGGTGAGCTAAATGGAGTGCCCATGCACTTGCCATAAGACTCCCAGCTTCGTTGGACTATGCGTCTGTTGCTCCACCGCCGCTCAGGATTTCTTTGCTCGGCCCTCAACAGAGACCAGGAGCACGAGCGAAATGCTCTTAGCCGACTTTCTGAAAGGTAAGAAGTAATGGCTGGACTCGTACAAACCTCCCTCCCGACCTCAGAGCCGGTAGGTCTAAACGAAATGCGAGACTTTCTCCGTCTCCCGCCTAACACAAGCTCACCGCTCGTGTTGACGCCGGATGACATGAGTATCACGTCTCTCATTACCGCCGCTCGCGTGTACGTTGAGGACTGTACGGGATTGATGCTTGCGCCGAGGGACTATGTACAGTCTCTCGATTGCTTTCCGTTCTATCCGTATTCACGAGAGCCTTACGGCACGCTATACGGAATCGGAGCGTTGTCTCTGTACTTCGGGTACGGACCCATTCTGCCGACGCCCATACCGCCTTACGGCATGAATCAGAACGGACACTTGCCGTTTGAGATTGTGCTGCTAGGCAATCCCGTTACGGCGGTTGACCACATTACTTTTATAGGAGCTGACGGAGAGCCTCGCACACTTTTGCCAGGGCAAGATTTCGTTGCTGACTTGGCAGGATTCCCCGCTCGTGTTACGCCGCTACCGGGTAGCGTGTGGGCTCAATGCACGCTCGGCGCTAACTGCGTACAGATTTTCTTCACATGCGGATTCAATCAAAGTTCGTCCGCGTTCGAAACATGGGACGCAACAGCGGATACAACCGAGTCCCCTGACGTTGTGCCGAACCCTCCCGAGCAGCAAACCAGCTTCACGGCGATTGTCGGCATACCTCAGACGCTCTATGTGGCAATCCTGCTCATGGTTAGTCACTGGTATTTCAACCGTGAGCCGATCGCGGCGGGTACTGTGGCAGGCGTTCCGCACAGCATAGACCAGTTGATTGAGACCAACAAGATTCACGATTTCAGCCTTGGGATTAGCGCAACGCTGTAACTAGGACCTCATGTCACTTCGCCGTTTAAGTACAGGTATCGCGTACACGCCGAGAGGCGCTATGTGCGACACGATAACGCTAACGGTTGAGAGCGCTCCCGATGCGGGAGGTAACGCTCAGGACCCGATAGCGTGTGCAACCTCGTACGCGAGCGTCCGTGCTCTGACCGGGCGTGAGCTTGACAAGGCTCAACAGATTGCACAGCAAGTCTCGCACATGGTCACTATTCCGTACACGGCGGGCGTCACAGAGTCAATGCTCGTGAGCTTTAACTCGCGGCTCTTTCGTATCCAGGCGATTGAGGACCCGGACGAGCGCAAGGTCGAGCTAAGGCTACTTTGTTTGGAGACCGGACAGAACGCCGGAGAGACAGGGAGCTAAATGGCAAACCTAGTCTCGTGCCGTGTTGACGGACTCGCGGAGTTAGAGGACGCGCTCCTAAACCAGACGGTCAAGAAAGCTCGCTCCTCGATGCGCTCGGCTCTTGAGTGTGCCGGGGAGTTTATGCGGCTCATGGTTGTCCTCAAGGCTCCAAGCCGTACCGGATACCTCGCTCTCCACATCGTCAAGAAAGTTACGTTGAGCGGGAGGCAGGACACCGGAACGGTGAGCATAGGTCCTAGCCGGGAAGCGTTCTACGCACAGTTTGACGAGTTCGGCTCCATACACAACAAGCCGCCTCAACCGTTTATCCGTCCAGCTTTCGAGGAAAACAAAGAGACCTGGCTTGACGTGTTCGGTCGAAAGCTCTCAGAGGCGCTAGGACTGTAATGATTGATAATGCCCTATACAACATTCTCCGCAATGACAGCGGCGTCTCCGCCGTCGTCACGGACCCTCGGGCGATAGCGTTTAGCCTGCTCCCTACTGGCGTAGTGTTACCCGGCATTGTGATACACCGAATCTCCGGCGTCCCCACAACATTGCTTGATGACACAACGTCACAAGTAGAGACGCGCTATCAGCTTGATAGTTACGCGAGCGCTCCGCTCGTTGCTCGGCAACTCTCGGCGGTCGTAAGGCTCGCGCTCACGGACCTCGCGGGCGACTACAGCAACGGAGACAGCCCTGAAACGCTCACTACGATACAGACGAGTATCGTCAACGGCGAGTTTGATTCACCCTTTGAGCAAGGCGGAGCCGGAAAAGGTTTCGTTTACCGCGCAATCTTAGATGTGACGTTCTGGTACGTGGAAGGCTAACCAAGCATTCCGTCCTGTAGTCCTCAGAGACTCCTCACACAACCTCAGCAGGTAGAGCCGTGCAACAAGCGGACATAGCAACCCAGCAACACAGCGCCGCAAGGCGTAACGCCACAAAGGAAAAAGGTACACAACTATGTCTAGCGTAGGGTATCAAGGACGCGGCTCGTTCCTAGAGTTTGAAACTCTTGACGGCTCTCCGGCAACGTTTCTCCGCGTTGCACAACTACAGAAGTTTGCTTTCGGCGGCATGAAGGTAGCGACCGATAAGATTACTAACCTTGACTCCCCGGACGCATTCGAGGAAATCATTGCAACCACGATTGACCCAGGAGACGTTAGCTTTGATGGAATTCTCAACCCCGAGGCGGCTGCGATGACGGCGGTTACGACTCTCTTACAGGACCGTACTCTCACCGGATGGCAGATTGTTCTAACGGACGGGTCCAGCTACTCGTTTCTCGGCTATCTGACAGAGCTAGTCCCGGCAAGCGTGGACTACAGCAAGGCTATCACGTTCTCCGGCAAGGTAACGATTACCGGAGCCGTAACAGGACCGACACTTTCCTAACCGCGTGCGGCGTGGGTCCCTGGACTCGCGCCGCTCACGCCTCTACACCGGCAACAAGAATCCTGTAAGAAAGGGTCTCTATGACAGATATCCTCACGCACACAATCACTCCCTCGGTTGAGTTAACCCTCAACGGTAAGACGTACTCCCTCGCTTTCCCTCTCTCCGCTGTCCTCAAGTACAAAGCCAAGACCGGCGATAACCTTTTCAACATAAAGCACTGGTCCCACATTGACGAGGACCCCGAGCGACTCATTGCCGCGCTATGGGCGGGCGTGTCTACAAATCAGCCGGACGTTACATACCACGAGGTTGAGAAACTCGTTGACATAGGGACCGCGATTCCTATTACGCAAGCTCTAGGGAAGTGTCTAGCGAGCTTTTTCCCCGCGCCTAAGACGGAGAACGCGGACCCAAACGCACAGGCGGAGAGCCAAGAGAAGTAACGGTCCTTGAGCTTTGGACCGCCGCTCGCGTTGACCTCGGCTCATCTCGTGAGGAGTTTCTCTCAATGTCTCCCCGCGAGCTTGACGCTCTCTTGATTCGCAAGAATGAGGGCGAGGCGGCACGACTCGCGGCTCTCCGGTCCGATATCTGGAACGCAATAACGATCATCTCCGGTATTGAGAAACGCTTTGAGCCGAGAGACTTCTTAGGGCGTAACACGGCGAAAGACGATATGCGGTCGTTTGTAGAGGAGTGGGAGCGGGGGCAGGTACGGCAACCGGACGTGGACACGCTAGCAGCGTTCAAGAAAGCGGTAGGAGCCAAGGCTCCCACGCTGGACAGAATTGACGCACTCAAGGCGCAACACCAGCATCACCGCAACGGTTGGCGGCGCGACGGCAGCGAAATTCACCATCGGAGCCCATAGCTGCATGGTCACGATTACCATCAACGGAGCAGCCGGATTCACCGCGAACAACGGTTATAGCTGCCACGCCAACGACGAAACGACAGCAGCAGGCAACACCGGGCTATACTTCTCAGCGAATACCACGACGACCGCAACCCTGACCGTCCCTGCTACTTCCGCAGCGAGTGATGTGATTGATTTTGCTTGCATTCCCTTTTAATTAAACCCGGCGCTACCCAAGGCGCTCCCAATTCCGCGATGTTTGCTAGGGCTGGTAGAGAAAGCCGCGTGGGTTGAGTGCCTTGCCGACGGAGTAATCACCCAGCACCGTGCCTTGCGAGTTGATGCCAACAGCTTGCGCAGATCTGGCGCCCGGAACTGTGATAACCGTAAGAGTTCCCTCGGAGTACAAGAACGCTCCTTGTGCTGTTTGTTTTTTGGTGGCGAAGTAGCCGACGACGGTGCCGGAATTGTTGATCGCCAGGGGGATCGTGTGCGTGGTTTTCGGCGCGTCAAACGAAGTGAAGCCAAGTTTCTGAGTCCAGATAAAGCCATGCACGAAGCCTGTGGAGTCGGTCCAGGTGCCCGCAACTTCGCCAGCATCGTTAATGGCGGTCGGGCAGGTTGCGACGGCGTTGGGGTAGACGAAAGCGCCGTTCACGGTGCCGTTGCTGTAGACGAAGCCTTGAATCCCTTGTCCAGTTTGCCAGCAGCCGACCACCTGATTCGAGTTGTTCATCGCGGAGACGTTCTCCACGGAGCCGGTGGAGGGCGCGAAGATCGTGCTGATTTGCCCTTGCGGGTTCATTAGGAAAGCCACATAGCTGGAGTTTTGATTGGGCGAATAGAGCCCGGCGATGTAGCCCGCAGTGTTGATGGCGCTTGCGTCGGGGAACTTGCCGCGAAAGAATTGTGTCAGAGTGCCGCCAAACGGCCAATAGAACGCGGAGATGCGATAGGTACCCACGATTTCGTCCGAATCGTTCACCGCCAGGGGAGTAATGCCATTGCCCAGGTGTTTATTGGCTCCTGTCGATCCGCTCCGTAGAAAGCCGCAGTAGGTTGGTCCACCGAAATGTACAGGCGGGCATCCAAAGATGCCGACCACATCCCCGTTGTCATTGATGCCAGTGGGGTATGCTCCTCCTTTCGGGTTGACCGCGAACGTGGTGAGAGTTTGCGCTGCTGCGCCAATCGAGAGCGTTGCGAAAACCAACAAGAGTATCGGAATGGACCGCATAGACTGTTTCTCCTTCTTGGGGGAAGGGTCGATGCACGCCCGAAGTCTAACACAAAGCTATGAACGATTTCCAAAGACAACAAAGGAATCAAGGTTAAGTAATGCCAAACATACTCGGACAACTAATAGTCAACCTCATTGCCAGCACGGCGGGCTTTGAATCCGGCATGAACGCCGCGAGCAAGCTCGCCCAAAAGTCCAGCAAAGAGATACAAGGAGCGTTTAATGACCTTGGTGACGCATTAGGTAGCTTGCTCGGTCCGCTCGGCTCGTTTGGGTCTGGCATCTCCTCGGCATTCTCGGGCGTCGGCAAGACGGCGGGCGGAGTCCTGGAGGTCCTCGGTCCTCTCGGCGGAGCGGCAGGTACGGCGGGTCTCGCCCTTGCGGGTATGGCGGCGGTTGGTGTTGCCGTGGGGGCTGCGGGTATCGGCATTGCGATACACGCGGCGGACGCGGCGGCTCACCTTGGGGAATTGTCTCAGTCAACCGGCGTCTCGGTTGAGTCCCTGTCTCTGCTCGGAGACGTAGCAGAGGCTAAGGGTATCTCCGTTGACCAGATGGGCAAGGCTCTTGAGAAACTGAGCAAGAGCGCGGTCGCGGCGGCTCAAGCCGGACCGAAAGCAAGCAACGCATATAAAGACCTCGGCATTGCTGTAACTAACACGGACGGTACTATGAGGTCCGCTGAGGACATATTTAACTCTGTCTCGGCTAAGTTTGCTACTATGCCGGACGGTCCTCTCAAGACCGCCGAGGCTATGAAACTATTCGGCAAGTCCGGTGCTGAGCTAATCCCACTACTCAACGAGGGCGGCGAAAAGCTAGCGGAGCTTGAGGGACATTACAAGTCGCTGGGGGATGTTATTACGGGTCCTATGGCGCAATCCTCGGAGCAGTTGAAAGAGAATGAATCTCTAGTAGGCGCGGCGTTTACCGGCGTTGCTAATGACTTGCTAGCAGACCTCGTACCAGCTATTAACGTAGTGGCTCAAGAGTTCGTCTCATTCTTTGAGGACAACCGGACTCAGATTAGCGCTTTCGCGGAGGGCGTAGGTAACTCCTCTAAGGTTGTGCTCAACCTCGCTCAAGTAGTCGGTGAGGTCCTGTCTCTCATTTCTCGCGTGGTCACTACCTCGGTTGAGGTAACACAAACCGCTATTCAGACGGCTAGCAACGTAACCGCCGCTCTCGGCAAGGGAGACATTAGCGGAGCTTGGGACGCCGTGAAAGCAGGGGGTAAGACGGCGGCGGACTCGGTTAAATACAACTTTGACCAAGCCGTTAGCGGCGTCAAGGACAGTATCAAGAGCATTGCGGGAGTTTGGACGGCTGCTCTGCCGAGCGCGACGGCTCCCAAGCCTCAGTCGCAGCAAGTGTCGTCCACGCCAATTGACCTGGACTTTATCACCAAGACGGTTGACGCCCTACAGCGCCAAGCCGAGAAAGAGGAGACGCTCGCCGGAGCCATCGGCAAGGCAACTCAATCACAGATTGACGCCAACGCCGCCGCTATCGCTAACGAGGCAATCGAAAAGCTCGTTGACGAGGCTACACAAAAGAAGATACAGAACACAACCGCGTTTAAGAATGCACTAGCCGCCGCTATCCCTCAGATAGAAGCTGCCGCTCAGTGGCAGGCAACCTTTAAGGCTGCTATCGCAGACCAGGGAGAGTTTGACTCTTTCACCAAGAAGATTAAAGACCAGATAGCGGCAATGGAAGGGGAAGCGGACGCCGGCAATGCAGTAGAAAAGCAACAGGCAAAGAATACCGCAAGCCTCAAGCCGCTAGCGGAGACAGTAGCGGAGCTAACCAGCGAGTACAAGGCGTTGAGCGCGGAGTACGGGGACCAGAACTCTCGGGTCAAGGACCTCGCTCAAAAGATTGCGTCTCTAAACCAGCAATATGCCCAAGAGAGACTATCCGTTGACACTCTGAATACGGCGACGGCGGCTAACGCAGGCAGAGAGGAGCTAGCACAACAGGACGCAAAGATAGCAGCCATTAAGCAGACTACCGCCGCGTTGCTTGCGGGCGGTGAGGCTTACGCTAAGGTCGCAACACAAGTTGCGGAGTATGCAGCCAAGACCGGAGCCAGTGACGATAAAGTCAAGCAATTCGCGGCGGACTTGAAAGCGGAGAATATAGCCGTACAACAGCAAGCCGCTACTGCTCTCGCCTCTCCCGGTCAATCTCAGCAAGCTCAGAACCTACAGATACAGATTGCCACCCTGCAACAACTATCCGACCAGTGGCAAGCGCAAGGCAAAGACATTACCGGCGTACAGCAAGCAATGCTCAAGCTCAACGCCGAATATCAGAACATGCAAGTAGAGGCGGGCGGAGCTATGGCGGGAATGACCGCCGCTTTCGCAGACTTTGCAGCGAAGGTCCCGACTATGGGACAGACAATGCAACAGCTAACCGCTACCGCTCTCAACGGAATTGGAGACAACCTCGCTACCATGATAGCGACAGGTAAGGCTAAATGGTCTGACCTCGTTAACTCTATGGAGACGGCGTTGCTCAAGTCCAGCATCAACACTCTGCTCAAGCAGATCTTTTCCTCGCTCGGCGGAGCTCTCTCCGGTCAAGGCGGTGCGCTCGGCTCTCTCGGCTCCATGATTAGCGGCGGAGCGGGCGGCGGAGGTCAAGCGGCGGCTACTACCGCATTGACCACGGCGGGGACGGGTCTCACCGGTTCTGCTACAGCCTTGACCGCCTCGGCTACTGCCATAACGACGGCGGCGGGCGCACTCTCAGCAAGCGCCTCGGCAAGCGGCATAGGTGGTGCGGCGGGCGGTGACAGTGGCGGCGGTCTGTTTAGCGATATATCGTCCCTGGACGGAATGGCAGGCGGCGGGGACGTGACGCCGGGTAAGAGCTACATCGTAGGTGAGAAACGGGCGGAGATATTCACTCCGAGGACAGCCGGAAGCATTAACCCTAACTCCGCACCTAACGGTGGCAGCGGTCAAAGCATTACGCAGAACTACAACATTAGCACGCCCAACGCGGACTCGTTCCAACGCTCACAGAAACAAATCAGCAGTCAGATGTACCGTGATGCGGCATACGCTCACGGACAGATGAGACGGTAACAAAAGGAGCCAGAAAGAGGTGCCGCAAAAGGGGCAGCAAATGGCTCAATCTCCGCTGGCTGATAGGGAATCGGATACCGATTCGCCGCTTTCCAGATAAAAACCTTTCACAGTGCTGCGAATAGGCGAAATGGGTGTACAATTCGTGCCGTTCCTGAAGTCAAAAGGAGATTCTCGGATGAGGAGGGTGGCGATGTCACGTTTGCTTCTCGTAGTTTGCTTTTGCTTTTGCGCAGCCGCAGCGATGCACGGACAAGCGAGCTTCGTCGAGCAGGTTATGGGCGAATCTAGTACTGGCGGTGGTGTCAACTGCAAAAATTATAGCACTACAAAACTGGCGATTTCCTGCACTGGTAGCTGGGAAGCAGCCTCTGCGGAAGGTTACGAGATAGCTAAAGCCAAAAATGGATTTGGCACTATGAGGGGTTACGGCTTTTCCTCAGTCACAATTGCTGAACAAGGTGGGGATGGCGAGGACGTAGCTTACGTGGATGAAATTGTTGAAGACGATTTATCTATCCTCGGATTGAAGGGCGAACCCACAGCCTTCTTGAAGCTCGACTTTGAATGTGTCGTATGTGCCATTGTCATTTACCCGGCTGCGTACTATGACGCATACGCCGGAGTCTACGGTCCTTGCCAAATTTATGGTCCTTCGGGCAACCCATTTTGTACTTTGAAGGTGCCAATTGCCTACAACGGGAATGGACAACCCCATCCAGTTTCTCTTCAAAGACAATTACAAGTCACTGCTATAACCAACGTAGTGAACGGGCCAGCAGGTGCAACCGTCACGACAACGGTCTGCGTTGGCTACAACGACTGTAGCAGCGGAGCCACAGTGAAGGCATCTGTTGTAAATGCGAAAGGCAAAGTCTTCAAGGGAGTGACGGTCGTGGGCGCTTCAGGCCACATTTACAACTAGTCCAGCTTTCTACCTGCTTCGATAGTGTGTCGCTGTCGATTTACTCAGCCCGAGAAATGAATTTTCTAGCTTAAGAATTCTTCGAACAAATCCCTCCGTAGTCCACCGAGGCTCCTCACGGAATACAGCCATGTCGTTTTTGGAAATCGAATTCCCAAGGAAGCTTGCACTCGGAGCCGTGGGAGGTCCCGGCTATAGCACGATTGTCAACGCTGCATTTTCCGGTTACGAGCAACGTAACCAGAACTGGAGTCAGTCTCGCGCTCAATGGACGGTGAGCTATGAGAGCAAACCTCTAGCCGACTATCAGCAACTCTTAGCCTACTTCCACGCCGTAAGGGGAATGGCGAATGGTTTCAGGCTCTTTGATCTTACGGACTACAGCGGGACAGGTCAATTCATTGCGACCGGGGACGGCTCTACGGTCACGTTCCAATTGCAAAAGACCTACACTTTCCCGCTCGCGGATTATCAAGTAATCCGCCCCGTACAGAAGCCGCTTACCTCGTTCGTTACGGACTACTACGGCAACGCTCTAACGGATACGGTCAACGTCTATCTCAACGCCGCCCTCAAGACTCATAGCGCCGGGTATCACACCGCCGCCGGACATGACTACACGCTAGACGAGACAACCGGACTCCTTACATTCGCCACGGCTCCGGCGCTCGGAGTCATAGTCACGGCGGATTATCAATATCACTTTCCTGTGCGCTTCGACCTGGACGACCTGCAAACAACGTACAAGACCGGCATTAACGCCGGGACGATTGTTACGGTCACTGGTCTCAAGCTAATTGAGGTTCGCATAGAGCCGGGACAGGCAAGCTAATGAGAGGACTTCACCGATTGTTTGTCATCAGGTAGTTAGGGCGTCGAGTGCTTTCCTCAGCTTGGCTGCTTCGCGTGCGACAATCGCGGCACATTTCTCGCTGTTTCTACCCAATGTGAAAGGGTACATAGGGTGGAACAGCGGGACGTAGGGAGTCCGACAGCCGCTCAGCAGGTACTGCTTCTCGGCAGGGATTCCCAGCGTGGCTACCAGACGGGGTTTGATCCGTGCGATCTGCAGGTGCAGGAAGGCTCGGCACTGCTCGAAGTATTCCGTGTCGGCTATCACCTTGCCGGGGGACTTAACAGGTTGCAAGCCCACGAACACGTTGGTAAAGAAGCAATCCAGCTTATCGACTTTAGCTGTTTCGAGGTAGCGCCGGAGGATGAGCCAAGTAGCCCCGCCCATCACTTCAACTCCGCGCACGCACGAGGCTTCAAGCCCGGCAACCTTGTCAAAGTTATGTCCCAGGACCATGATTGGGCGTCGCGGGAAATTGGGAGGCGCATCGCCATGCGGCTCTAATCCTCGCCATAGCCCAATACCTCCAGGGAAGAAAGCAGTGCCGTCCACACGCCGATGTACCTTGACAGCTCCAAGGCCATAGGCGGTGACCGTAGATTCCATTTTCTTAAACAGGTCGGCTACAACGACAGGGGTCTCTTCTAACTGCTCTTCCATAATTCACCGTTCCTGAGGAAGCGCCTCGGACCTCCGAGTCAATTATATAGTTCCCAATGAAAAGCGTAAGCACAGCACTCAAGACGCACCTACAAGCCGATTGCACTACCCTCGCTCGTCTTTACAAGATTACGAGAAAGGACGGGACTGTCTATACCTTTACGGACCACGATAGAAACATAGATACCACGGACTATCAGGCGTACTTGACGGACGGCTCCCTATCTCCGCTCGTGGGTTACGTCTACTTAGCCGTGGCGGGCTTCTCGCCTACGGCGGTTGAGAACAAGTCCGACTATTCCGTTGACAACCAAGAGGCAACTGTCTTCATTGACGACGTGTCCATCAAGGAGACGGACCTCCGTTACGGGCTGTGGGACAGCGCGACTGTTGAGATACGCCTCGTCAATTGGGCAGACCTCACGCAAGGCGAGGTAAAGCTCCGCTACGGGATGCTCGGCAATATCTCCATGAAAAACGGGGTCCTCACGGCAGAGGTCCTCGGACTCACGAACAAGCTACAGATTCTCCTAGGGCGTACTTTCGGCACTCCCTGTGACGCAGAGCTAGGAGACTCACGGTGCCAAGCAATCGTTCCGGTCGAGACTGGCTATGTAGGCTCGTCCTCGGACGCTCACCATATAACGGTTGAGGCGGGCGGGTCCCCGCTAGTCAGCCTGACCGGAGCGGCGGGTTATTACTCGAACCTCGGCGCGGGTACGTTCGTGGTCAACAACAGTAGCGGCGTCACCATTGCAGAGAGTGGGTCCGGCGTAATCGCGGCAACAGGAACAGACCTCAATATCACCGCCGCCGAGCTAATCGGGAGTCAGACAACCTATACGTTTTCGGTTACGGGAGGTCCGCCGCCCCAAGCTGGAGAGAGCATTGTGATTTCAGGAATGGCGGACCCTGGGAATAACGGGACATTTACCCTCGGCGTTATTACACCGCTGTCAGCATCCGAAGGCGGTGCGGTCTCGTGGGTCACAGGGTATTACGACAATGGCATTCTGACATTTGTTTCAGGTCTCAACGCGGGTCTCTCGTACCAGATAGCGCAATGGGACGGCTCAACGCTCACTCTCAATAACGTCCTCTTTGCGGCTCCGGCTCCCGGTGACTCGTTCTTGATCTCGCCGGGTTGCGGACATAACGTGTTCGATTGCCTCAACAAGTTTAACAATCTAGCGAACCATAGAGGTTTTCCCATGATTCCAGGAATGGACTCGCTACTTAACTATCCGAATGCGGTCTCAAGCTAATGCAAAAGAGAACACTCAAAACGTGGGCAGCGGCTGACCGGTGCGATACATGCAAGGGGCAAGGAGTCTTTACTCCCGCAACGCACAGCGCAACGGACGCACAACAGACGGCGGACGGCTGGGAAGAGACCTTGCCTCGCTTCGGTTGCCGACAGCACACGATTACGCCTAACGTCATTTTGTTTGACGGTACGGTTATGCCATTGGAGGTCTGCCGTGCCAATTAAGAGAGCGGATGTTGTAAGCAAGGCTCGGGAATATCTCGGGACAAAGTTTGGGCACCAGGGGCGGGTTAAGGGTCTCGCTTTGGATTGCGTAGGACTTCCCCTGTGCGTTGCCGGTGAGCTTGGACTCAAGGGCAAGAACGGCGAGACGTTGGACGGTAATCATTACAACGTGTACACCCGTCAACCGCTAGGCGATTACGTCCTAGACATGTGCAAGAAGCTCCTCACGCAAAAGCCGATACGACTCATGCAACCCGGTGACGTGCTGTCATTGCGGGTTGAAACGGCGGCTTGTCACGTTGGCATCGTGAGCGAGGTCAACGGTGTCCTCAGCATAATCCACGCTTACGACGGCGGCGTTAAGAAATGTGTTGAGCACGAGCTAGGCGCACGATGGAAAGAAAGAATAGCGGGTTGCTTTCGCTTCCCCGAGGTTACTGACTAATGGCACGTATCGCTTTATCAATCGCGGGCGGTATCATCGGGAGCCTTATTCCCGGTCTAGGCACCGCTGTAGGGTTCGCGCTCGGCTCCGCTATCGGCGGAATCATAGGGTCTTTTGCTTTCCCTGGACAGGGACAACACGTCTACGGACCTCGTGTAACTGATATGCAAATCTCCGGCGCAACGCCGGGAACGGTCATCCCGTTGCTATTCGGGACCATGAGACTCGGCGGACAGATTATATGGTCTAACGGCATTGTCGAAACGACTACGAACACAAACCAGAGCGCCAAAGGCGGACCGTCCGTCACGCAAACGGCTTACACCTACGCTTGCTCTTTCGCAGCGGCGTTCTGTCAAGGTGAGGCTGTTATCTCCCGAGTGTGGGGAGATTCCAAGCTCATCGTTGACTACAGCGGGACCTCTAATCCTGTCCGTGGTACGTGGGATTCAGCGACCACGTACAACGTCGATGACCTTATCACCTGGACGGACAGCAACACTTACATCTGTATGGTTGCCAACGTCAACGAGCTTCCAAACAATAGCAACTTTTGGGCGCAAGATTTAGCCGCCACCAACCCGGACATTAGCACGTACACACTCCCTACGCTCTACACCGGGAGCGAGACGCAAAATGCGGACCCGCTGATTGTGTCCATTGAGGGAGCGACTGTCACGCCCGCTTACCGTGGCGTTTGCTATGCCGTATGGGAGAACTTCCCCCTCGCGGACTTCGGTAACCGTGTTCCAAACATACGTGCGGAAGTGTCCACCAACAGCACAGAAGCGGCTCCGTTGGTCCGAGTGCCTTGGACGTTCAACTCCGATGAGCCTGTTTACAGCGTAACGGACCCGCAAGAGACAACCGCGTTTCTCTTTGGCGCTGGCACTCACGTCGCACGCATTGACCTTGTATCCAACACCGTGACTGCGAGCGGTGTGCTAGACATTTCGCATCTTCCCTTTTATACGAGCGGAGACGTTCCTACCAGCAATATGACTGCCTTTGCCGTTGACAATCAAGGTTACATCTGGACCTATGGCACCATAGGCGGACAGCAATCCTTTATCAAGTTTGACGGTTGGACGTTTCAGGCTGTTGCCTCGCTAAACATAAGCACGCTGGTCTCCTCGTATGCGGCTCCAGTGTTCATCAACGTGCTGGTCAACTCGGACGGGACCTCTCTCCTTGTGGCGTCCGGCTTGGAGGCAGGCGGCTCTAACAACGTCATGTACGGTGTCCGATGCTCCGACAATACTTTAGTCGGCGTGTTCTCACAGTTCTATGTCCCCGAGGTTACAGGGGACACCTTCGCCGTGCCTGTCTTTGGTCAACACTACCCGGTTATAGATAACTCGGCTAACGTTTACTTTCTCGCGTCCGGCTATCACTCAAGCACAACGCCCTTCGAGGCGGGGGACTGGTATATCTGGAAAATCAGTCTAACAGGCGGGACCTCACACTTTGTTTCACCCGGTCCGCAGTACACGGATTACACACGCTTTGATTACACCGGGGACTCCAGCATTGGTCTCGGGGACGCGATGCTTTATGACCCGACGGACAACACGCTTATCGTCTATACCGTAACCGGTGCATTCCTAAAGATTGACGCCAATGACGGCACGATACTTGACACCGTGGGAAGCGCGAGCGACCAGAAATTCTATATCACCCTTGCGGGACAGTGGCAAAACAACATTATCGGCGGTCCGAATTGGCTCTCGGCAAACTATCTGAGAGAGGGAAACGGAAACGGTAACAGTCTCGTTGCTTCACATAAGGGACGAGTACAGAACGGCGTGCTGTGGGCACCGGACGTAAGCAATGTTGACAAAGCGGTTGTGTACTCGGCAAGTGACTTTGGCGAAACCACAACGTACGACCTGACGACTTATACAGACTGCCCCATTCTAGGCGGTGGCAATCCTGACATATACAACTACGGGAACGTCTACAACACACGAGCAAACGCTTTAGTCTCTTTTAACGCCACAAGCGGCTCAACTGTGGGCTACCCGTCAATATTCCCCACGCCTTACGCCCTGCATGTGTTCTACCTGGACAGGGTAGCGGTCGGAGGATTCGGTGCGGACCAGATTGTCTCTAGCCTTTGCCAGCTTGCCGGTATCGCTCCCGAGAATTCGGACGTGTCGCAACTCGCAAACATTGCCGTAACCGGATACCCGATTACACAACTCGGAACGGGTAAGGACATTCTGACAACTCTCGGACAGGCGTACTTCTTTGAGGGGCGTGAGACGGACTTTAAGCTACAGTTTGTCCCTCGTGGTCAACCGTCTCTCCTCACCATCCCAGAGCCAGACCTCGGGTTATCGGCGGACAAAGCGAAGCTCGTTGAGTCCATCGGACAGGAGCAAGACCTCCCGAAGGACGTTGAGGTTCTTTACATAGACCCTAATCAAGACTACCAGCAAGGGCAGATGAGGCGGGTAAGGCACAGCAAAACCACCAAGAGCCTCAACCAAACGAGCATTAGCTTGCCGTTGGTAATGACCCAAGTCCAAGCCGCACAGCTAGCGGACAAGATTATGTGGACCGCAGAGAACGAGCGGCGCACATACAAGAGCAGTTTGTATAAAGCCGTGTACATGCTCCTAGACCCTTGCGACGTTATAGAGTGTGTCTACGACGGCGTAAGGCTAACCGGACGTGTGACCCAGGCAACGGCGGGACAGAACTACGCAACCGAGCTACTGATTACGAGCGAGGACAGCAATAACTATCTGTCCACGGCTACTGGGGTTGGCAATAGCGGATTCATCGGACAGACAATCCAAGGTCTCGCTCCGTCTCAACTGTGGCTCCTGGACATTCCGTACTTGCAAGACACGGACGCCGATGCCAGCGGCAACCTCGGCTACTACTTCGCAATGGCACCGCAAGGCAGCGGTAAGTGGAAAGCCGGAGTCCTCTACAACTCAAGTGACGCAGCGGTATGGAATCAGATTGACGCTATTGTCGGTCCGATTGCTTACGGTATCGCCAAGAACGTTCTAGCGGCTCCGCATTCCGCTTTTACATGGGACGGCACAAACAGTCTCACGCTCACAATGGTCATAGGCAGCGGTCCGGCAAGTGACACCACGCTCAACGTCCTCAACGGGCGCAACGCTGCAATCCTGTACCCGAGCCTAGAGGTAATACAGTTTGAAACCGTGGTCCACAACGGAGACGGCACTTACACGCTCTCGAATCTGTTACGCGGACGGCGTGGTACGGAGTGGGCGTGCGGCTCCCATACGACGGGAGAGATTGTCCTATTCCCGCTTGAGCAGGGCGGCATCAAGCACGAGCAGGGGTCTTCATCTTTGCTCAACTCGCTCCGCTATTACAAGGGCGTGACCGTGGGAGCGGACCTCAACACCGGCACTGTGCAAGAGGTTTCTCTCAAGGGACGTGACCTTATGCCCTATGCTCCGGCGCAATTCACCGGCTCTAAGGGCGGCAGTGACTTTGTGTTGACGTGGGTCCGCCGCACTCGCTTGGGCGGTCAATGGCAAGACGGTATCGGCAACGTACCCTTAAACGAAGATACGGAGTCCTATGACGTGGACATATACAACGGGTCAACGGTCGTAAGGACATTCTCCAATATCACGCCGCCTGGAGGTATCCCGGATAGCTGGATGAGTCCGGCACAGCCTCACGTCACGTATACCGCCGCCGAGCAGACAACAGACTTCGGGTCTACACAGAATACAATCAAGGCGATTGTGTATCAAAACTCCGCCCAAGTGGGACGCGGATTCCCAAGTGAGAACGATTCAATAACATAGGAGCTTTATGTCTACAACCGCAAACCTTGACGTAAGTTATATTGCCTCTAACCAGAACGCCAAAGAGGTCACGGCTAACGCTGCCTTTGACGCATTTGACGGCGCTCTCGGGTCTCTGCTCGCGCACACAATGACGGACGCAGATTACATACTCAACCTCTCCGCCTCGCCTAACGAGGCGCTAGGCTATCTCGGTTACGTCTTTACAGGGACGTTGACGGCGGACCGTAATGTCATTGTCCCGAGTAACAAGAAACTATATGCGGTGTGGAACAATGCGACTACGGACAAGAACCTAGTTGTAAAGACCGCCAGTGGTACTGGAATACCCATTGCATATAGCGCAACGGCGGCGTACGCGCTCCTCTATTGTGACGGCACTAATGTTGACGCGGTAGGAGCTTCGGGCGGCGGCTCAATCACCTTATCGGGTGACACGGACGTTAGTATCTCGGCTCCTAGCAACGGTGAAGTCTTGACCTACAATAGCGGCTCTAGCAAGTGGGAGAATGCAGCGCCGGGCGGCGGCTCGTCCGCCTATGTCGCGCAACACACCTGGGTAGCGGCTTCCAGTCCGGTCGGCTATCCAAGCACTGCATATCTATTCGGTTTGGGTTTCAACCCGGTAGAAACCGGCAGCATGGGAACGCCGAGCTATTACACCGCGCTTCGGACTCCGGCTGCTGATACCGAGCCTTTGTCTTGGAAGTTTGCTACCTCCGCTACGGGTTCGAGTTGGCACCACCTTGAGGAGAACACTGCAGGCGGCGGTTACGGCGGAGTAATGGGAGGCAACCTTGGAGCTTTCCAAACGGTCGCCGCTCTTGAGCAGACAACCAACTGCCGCTTATGGATTGGGTTGTCTCAGCAACCCGGACTTGCTTGGGCAGACAACGGAGCCTCATACATCTATACCGCTTTCCGTTATTCCACTAATGCCGGAGACACCAACTTTCAATGTGTCACACAAAGCGGAGTCGGAACTAACCAGACGGTAGCGGATAGCGGAATCGCAGCGGATACAGCATTTCACACTTTTGCTATCAGGTATGCCGTTAGCAGTTGGACGTTTTATATTGACGGCACGCTCGTGGGCAGTATCAATACAAACTGTCCCGCCAGCAACACCCGCATGGGTTGCATAGCCCACATTGACAACTTGGCGCTTACAAACAACGTTGCGATGGACTTAGCGTACATGATGTGGACGGGAGCTATCTAAGAGGACGGAGAAAACAAAAAGCCGAGAGAGCCTCGGCTTTTCTGTTGGTAGCGGTGCAGCGTTGTTACGCCGCCGCTTGCACCGGAGCCGCCGCTTTCGGCTTGCTCGCTTTCTTGCTCACTGCTTTCGCTTTCGGCTTGGACTTGCGGGACATGAGCGCCTCTCGTATCTCCTTGAGCTTGGCTTTCCCGATAGCTCCGGCTTTGTTGAGCTTGGTCTCAAACTCTCTCGCCCTCGCCGTATCCCTCGCCTTGATTGCCTCTTTGTAGCGCCGTCCAAACTGAGAGACCGCTTGCGGTGAGTGACCTCCCTTGCTCCGCTTAACCTTGGTCCGGGTAACCTGGACAGGACCCTTGTCGGAGAAAGCCGCCTTGAGGCTGCTAATCTCTGCGTCTATCTTCTGCCGTGCGCTCTGCAAATTCGCTAACCGCTCCCGAAACATCTTGACCAGCTTGTCCGTTGTTACCATGCCTGTATTCCCTCCGGTTGAGATTGTAACTCTAAAACTCGCTGCCGTTACAATCCTGCTACCCGATAGCCTTTACGCTTTGCCTCATGCTCCTTTTCGTTCTTTCAAGAAGGTTAGTTCACGGCGTGAATCTTCTGCTGCTTTCATGGCGGCTTCGGAGCAGCCTGAACAGGTGGGGGATTGGGCTGAATCTGTCGGGCGGCATCCTTCTGCGGCAGGGCAAAAACGCAGTCGCCAGCGTCACTTCGATAATAGTTGCGTGAGCAAGGGTCGGGTTGCTTTTGCTCTGGCTGCTTTTGCTTTGACAGCACCGAGAGAAATGCCAACGCCGAGCCCACGACGGCGAAGAAAAGAGTCGCCCACTTGCGGAACTCGTCATAGCTGGCACGGCTTTCGATCTTGATGTCACGTCGCAATTGTTGTTCAGTTTTCTTGGTGAGCAGCCAATCTCCACTTGCGTTACTGAGAGTCCAGTCATCGCTCTGTTGGTCATAGTTAGTGGGTCTTGGCGGCACGGTGATGCCATATTTGCGAGCCTTCGCAGTCAGTCTTTCTGCTTTTCGGGCATACACAGGGTCAAGAACAGTGTCGCTCTCAAAGTGCCATTCACCGAGGAGTTCATTTCGTCTGTTCCAGTCTTTCGCTTTTTCGGCTTCGGCTACTTTCGGCGCATAATGCTGACGCAGTTTTCTATCTTGTTGCCTAGCGGTGCGGTCATCCAGCCAATCGGCGATGCGTTGAATTCTTCGGAATGGGTTTTTCACGATTGCTATCCCTGAATTTGCGTGGTCCGATTGCGCAACCTTCGGTCTCCTAAGAGCATTATAGCGAGCTGCGGAATGCTCATTTACGAGAACGGTTGATTTTGACTTGCTCAGTACCCCAATGCGTGGTAGCGGGTTGCCTGTTTGCTGCGTTCCAATACCATGTCCGTGAATTCTGTGATGACTTCCGAGAATTCGTGATACCTCGGGCAAGCCACGATCTGTCGCCCTGTGTCGCCGATGTTCGGGTCAAGGGTTTTGAAGATAGGGAGGTAATTGTGGAGTGCGGTGGAGAATGCAATCTCTTCTCTGTCGATCTTGGCTCGCATGGCTGCAGCCTCTGGGTTGCTTGGATTTATTGCTTCCCATTGCATGGCGCTTTTGTAGTTCACCGTCAATACCGTTCCAGTGGCTATCATCTGGTTCTGCATGACAATAGCTTTAGACATAAGGTCGCAAGTATTCTTCGTCTGACCTACTGCAAGCGTAGAAGCAAACATCAGTGCCAATATTGCAATCACCATGTTCTTCATATCCTGTAATCTCCTGTTTCTTCACTTGCAGGTTATAGACGGGTTGCTCTCCGCTAGTCTCAGACAAGCGGTACGCTGTTTAGCTAGCCGTGATGCTTCTCCTAGTGATACTCCGTCTCCGGTAGCTTGGAAGCCGCTTTGTGGTGCTGCCGTCTGTAAGAGTACAGGAGCGGTTGGAACAACCAATCGCACCGGAGCCGCCTCTTGGACAGGAGCCGCTTGCATCGGGGCGGGAGACGGAGCCGATTGAGCCGCCGCTTGCTGGGGAGCTTGCGGAGCAACCGGAGCGTCTATTCTGCCGTGCTGTGCCCAATCGCTCACAATCATCGAGCAGGCGTCTTTAGACGCATTGTTGACCGTTCTTGTTGCCTTAGAGCCGAGCACGTCACCTATCCGGTTGGACACCTGGACTTGACTGTTAGTGCGGAGCAGTCCCCGATTCTGTTTTGACTCACGGTCCAGTTGTACCGTGTAATCGGCGGCGGCTTGGTTGAGCGTGACGGTTACACCAGAGCAGGACTGTTGCAAGTCCTTCGTTATTTCCATGCTTTCATCGTGGGCACCGACCGTAGAGTTAGCCCGTCCGCTGGCAAACCAGTGATTCCCGCCGCCACTGGCGTTAGTCGCTACGTTGGTTGTGCCCTTGCCGCTAATGAATACTCGTGGTTTATCTTGAGCACTCGCCCCAAGGACGAGTGCGAGGACGAGAGCTGCGCAAGTCTGGTGTTTCATCATTGCTAATAGGCTACGGCGGGCGGTGTGACGCCACAAGGACAATCCACTACACTCCTCTAGTCCTCGGTAACCGAATAGCTAGGTTACCGGGCGGTGTTAAAATGGCGGGACCCCATGAAAACAAACGTAAGCCGCCGTCTCAACAAGCTCAAGGACACGAGCCTCAATCTCTGCAAGCGGTACATGCTCCCCGAGGCGGCGCTCAAGATTATTGAGAAAGCTGGAAAGATTCACGGGCAGCAATCGCGAGCGATACAGGTAGCGGTTGAGCTTATTTGGCATAGTCCCGGTAAACTCGTCCCCACGCCGGAATCAATCCTCAATTCCCCGAAGCTAAGCAAGACCTACAAGCTCACTCCCCGGACGGTGAGCCTCATTAACGCTCTTGCCCTCGAATACGGCACACGAGGCAACGTCCTTGCCGCATGTGCTTTGGTGTTGTCCAAGCCGGACCCTCGTAAAGGATTGGCTCCCGCTTCAGGTCCGTTGCCATCTACGATTATCTATGCCCCCGGCGAGACAGCGGAGAGCCTACTCGCAAAGGACGAGAAAGAGCTAAAGGCACGGAAGGCGAAACGTCGCAAGCGGTGAACAGCGGGGAGAAGGAGACAGCATGTCTTTTTCGGACGAGGTTGAGTTACATCGCATCTACGCGGGTGCGCGAGAAAACCGCAATGCCTACTTTGAGAAGCTCGCCTTGTTGGACGGCGGCACGGTTGCACTCGTAATAACCGCCGTGCTCGGACCGCTACACGGACAGATAACGCACAAGTATCTCCTCGGCGTAGGTCTCTCCGTTCTGGTACTTGCTCTGCTCCTGCTCTTACGGCGCAATTTTCTCGCTGCTCAATTCGAGTTTCACGCCGCCGCGAATACCGCAAAAGACCCGGTTTTCCTCGGTAGCTCCGAGGCAAAGAAGCGGACGAAATGGCTCACAAAAGATATTCATTACACAGAGGGTGTCGGCGTGGTGCTCTCTGCACTCGGTATCTTGCTCCTGCTCGTTGAGGTTTGGTTTCTCATCGTTGCTACACCCAGCGCCCCTCTCCCCGGAGTTGACCCTCGCGACCTCTCGCACACGTCCCCATCTTCGCTGAGTATCGGGACTAACGTAGTAAATCAGGCGGCACCCTACGCACAGAATGACAGGACCACAAACGAATCGAAAAGCTATTTCTCGCGCCTGTTTTCTCCCGAGAACCTCCCTAACATCGCATTGGTAGTCGTTGGCATCGGAGGCATCATAACGGCTATCTGTACCCTCAGACTCATCAAGACGCAGACGATTGATACTGGCATAGCTGCGAATGCTGCTTTGCTTAATGCTCAAGCCGTCATAAACACTGAAAGACCCTGGCTTGTGGTGAGCGTCCACAGCGACCCGTATCTGGCGAACGGGTTCTTCTTTAGGATAACCAACAAGGGAAGGACTCCGGCGAATGTTGTCTCTGCTTACCGCGAACAGAAAATCGTTGACCTTCCAGACAGGCTACGCATACCACCAGAGTATTCCTCTCCGATGTACAGCCCGGAAGACAATCTGATAGTAGCGGACGGAAAATGGGAGGACCGTCCTTCCTTTAACCCCGAAGCCGTAATTAGTAATCCAGCCGGAGCGCGGGAAGCGTTTGAGAATGCCGCACAATTTCTCTGCTTTTACGGGCAAGTCACCTACCGGGATAGTTTTGGACAAAGGAGCGGAGATTCCGGCGAACATTACACTCGTTGGTGTTATGTGTATGATGTTTCCCAAAAGCGGATGGTGGTGAGCGGACCGCAGGAATATCGCGGCAAGACGTAGGAGGCTGCATTTGCATTGGCTGCTCGGCTCCAGTTGAAGGACGGAGAAATAAACCTTTAGGTAGCATTATGGCTAAGAGAACTCTTGACAAGAAAAATCTCGGACAGCATGAAGATTGGTACGGTAACAACGCAGCCATGCGTTGTCCGGTGTGCGGCAAGCTATTCATAGTCTCTCGTTTCATTGCAAAGGGGCAACGGCGATGCCCAAAGTGTCTGAGGTCCACAGCACAGATAACAAGTGAGCAGGTAACGATTGAGTGGTCGGATGCAGAAAACAAACCAAGCGTTAGCACACGGAAAGAACTGGAGAACGATAAGAGGTTGGACGAGTTTATCAACGTGGTCAATGAAGGCGGCGCTATTCGTCATCGTAGCATTGCTGCCAAATTGCCGAGAACGGACAAAGTTGCATTCATCGAACGTGGGGGAAATATGGTAGCGGTCGCAGCCATAAAGACTGCTAGTCCGAAATATGCAAAGAAACTCACGAAGCGAAGCGGTTACCAACTATCCGGGGACATTCCAGAACTGGGGTATATCGCTGTTCTCTGTGATTGGCGAGGCTTACATTTGTCAACCGAGGTAGCAGAGAAAATCCTCTCTGACTTCGGTAGGGGGAAGTTGTTTGCCACTACGAGCAGTCCGCAGATAAAGCGCATTCTTGCTAACAGCGATTTTACAATGGTCGGACGGGAGTGGAAGGACAAGAATCTTAGTCATAAGTTGTCTCTCTGGATTAGAAAAACGAAGTGATGATATACGCCTGTAAAACGTTGAGTTAGGAATATACGGTTTATGACCATTTGTGCCGCTGCCTTGGCTGCGAAGTCAAAGGCAATCGTATGCGTGGCGGACAAGGCTATGAGTTTCGGGGATGTCATATCGTGGGATTCAGATGTAACAAAGATTGTTCCTCTGAGTCATCCGGGATGCGTTGCGATGATGTCCGGTCCAGAGGAAGGAACTTCTAGGGTACTTTCTGCTTTGCTTGCTATCGCCGACTTGGGTAGCACGGTCGAGGAAATCAAGAAAACGTGTGAGCGGGAGTACGGCGAATGTGTCCAAGAGTTGATTGAGCAGAAGTTTCTAAAGCCTCGGTTGCTGACGAAAGAACTATACAAGACCGCCACGACCGGCGCGGAAGTAAACTCTGCTATTGAGGCTCTGAGTAGCGAGATTAAGGGCTACAGCATAGGGTGTGATTTTATTGTCTGCGGATTCGATTCTAAGAAATCACCGTTCATCTTAGATTTGAGCCTCCCTGACGGTACGGCGACTGACATGACCTCCGTTGGATTCGCCGCTATCGGTAGCGGGCATGAATACACCTTGGCGCGATTACTCTTTCTAACACACCGCAGAGATGATGATTTAGATAAGTCCCTTTATGACGTTTTCGATGCAAAAGCAAGCGCCGAAATGTCTCCTACGGTTGGCACCGACTGGGACTCTGTTGTCGTTTATTGTGGTGGTGACGGCACGGCTAAAGTTGAATTTGTTGACGATGATATTAACGACTTGATTGAGCGCGTTTGGTTTCACAAGGCTGCCCTTTCGCCTTACGAGAAGAGGGAGGCGGGACAGCCAACGAAGCCTCCTCGCGCATGGAAGTCCAAGTTAAAGAAATACGCGGACAAACTCCTCAGCCCCGAGAAGCCTTCAGATTCTTCTCAAGGGAAAGCGCTGTCTAAGGGGAAGATTGTTGCACCGCGAGAGGAGCAGACATGAGGAAATGTTGGACAAACGCGCTCGCCGGTTTCCTTGCTCTGACGTTAACCGCCGGTTGTGACACTGTGCGCTCTGTGAAATCGGACTTACAGTCCTCAAAGGCTTTCGACAGAAAAGTTCGATGCGAGACATACGCGAGCAAGACCGAGCAGTCGTTCAAGGATGCGGATAGAGAACTGACGGGAGGGAAAAGTGGCATCCTCTATTCGGTCGAACGGTCTTTCTACAGCTCAAAGCGAAACTCCTGTATCTGCGTTGTGAGAGGGTCGTCAGTGGTAAAGGGAAAATCATTTGAGACTATTCAAACGCTCGATGTGTTGACACAAGAGGATTTAGGATTCAAAAGCTATTCTGGCGATGAACTTCGCAACCTGAATACGGATATAGATGAGAAGGTCAAGAGTCTTGAATAATACGAATGGCGAGAACGACGCACGAGTGCGCGAGATTCTTGCGACCGTCAAGCCGCTCGGGGCGGAATACTACCGGCTTACCGGAAAGCCTCTTGGTGTAACCGGCGAGGTTGCGGAGTATGTAGCCGCCGAGGTCCTTGGATTGACACTCGTCCCCGCTCGCACTATCGGCTACGACGCACTACGTGGCAAAGAGCGGATACAGATAAAGGGACGCGCCTACGGTGCGAAAGCCAAGCCGGGACAACGAATGTCTCGCATCAAACTGGATGCGCCGTGCGATACGGTATTGCTCGTGCTCTTGGACAACGCGACACTAGAGGCTCGCGAGATGTGGGAAGCTAAATACGAGTCCGTTTGTGAGTGCCTCAGACGCCCCGGCTCCAAAGCAAGGGAGCGAGGCGCATTGAGTGTTTCGGCCTTCAAAGATCTGCCGACTGCTCGGCGCGTATTCCCGGTTGAGGTCTAAAAGATGAGCCGCCCGAAGGTAAGGAGAAATGCCCGGCTCGTGATTGAGAGGTAGGAATATGGCGGTGAAGATACACTTTCGGCGCATGGAAAATGAGGACTTCTGGAGACTGCTATTGCCATTCATATTTTCTTTTGTAATTGGCGTTCTCCTCAAACTGTGGAATCCATGCTACTCGTGGCTTTATGGCATCGCCTCACCATTGGCAGACGCTTTCATGGTGGCTGGAATTATTGGTGTAGGGCTGGAACTCGTCGCAACGAAATTCTTGATTGAAAGTGCGGCGGATGATTTAGCTGGAAAGCTGGTCGGGCGGGGGTTGCCACGGGAATTGCAGAGACACATTATTGATATCGTAAACACGAAGATAGTTCGAGACCATTACGTAAAATCCTACCGTTTTAGTGAGCCTAACGACGAACACAGGGTAAAGGTCGAGTTGGAAATCAGATTTGATGTTCGCAATTGGTCTGAGTTGCCCGTTTCCTATACTCCGACTATGGACGAAGAGGATGTTTTTAAGCCTGAGTTCCTCTATTTGGAATACCAGATTAAAGGAAAGCCTCCAAAAAGTTTTAGCGCACAGCAACTCGAAGCGAGAATAAAGAATAAGTATGAGCCGAGCACTACGACCAAGGAAGTCAGTGGTGACGAAATCCAACTAGAACCATTTCGCGACAACCCTGAGTCTATATGCAACGTGACATGGCGACTAAGGGTTACGTTGCCAGATGAATTTAGCGATGTTAGCGAATTTCACGATGCCACAATTGGCGCGACTTTACGCCTTGCGGAAAGACCGGATTGGTTACAGTTTGAATCCTCTGGAGATATGCAGCCACGCAATGAAGAGAGCCTATCGTGGGTATTCAACGGACCTTTCATAGCCGGACAGCAGATACGCGCTCGGTGGTTTCGTAAACCGGGTACAAGGAGAAATCATTAAAGAAGCAAGAGTTGGTGTTCATCTTTTTCTAGCAGCATCCTCATCCAAGAATGTTTCCTTCAGGCTGTGGCGCTTGACAAAACCAAGCAATCTATTCCGCATCTCCATGCCATAAATCCATTCCATCAAAAGACCCTCGTCGTTGCAGTTCTTTTTCAAACTCGGATTGGCGTCTTGGCAATCATGTATGTAGCCGACCCTAGTAAATAACTCGTTAAAGGACAGGCTAGACACTTCATTCGCCCCACCGTGTGATGCTCGATTAATATCCGCCATCCACAGATTGAAATCTGCTTGGCAAGCATCCAGCGTAGGGGCGTGCTTAATCTCTTGTGCCACAGTTGGCAGAGATATTACCAACAACATCGCAGCAATCAATAAGTTTTTCATTATCTTTCACCTGCCGCATCCTCAACAAGAAATGTATGCCAGAGGTCATGGCGACCAATAAAATGGCTCTCCCTGCGCCGATATTCCAGTGCATACGTGGCAATTATTTCCATGTACAAACTTTGCTCTTTCTCGGATTCGGTTAAGGAAACACATTGCGCCATCGCGTCGATTCGGCGACCAACTTCCTCAATTGAAAGCTTGTCCATTGGTTGATTGTCTCTCGCGTAGTCATACCACGCACCCGCATCGGTCTTGCATTGTTCTGGCGTTGGCTTGACTGTGGCTTCTTGGGCAACGACCCCAACAGCCATGACAATTAAAGCAATTGCCGCGATTCTGCTCATGGGACCTCCATAGGACACGCCCATAATACGCTTGTTGGCTACACTTGAGATTCCGCTCTGCTCGCTCGCGGTAGCCGGGTTGTCAGACCTTGCACTTTAGTGCCATTGCATCTTGTTCACCCTAAGCCGAGGATGGCTGCATTCGGAGGATGCTATGAAAAGAATGTTGGTGGTAACGCTGCTGTTTCTATTGACTACCCTGCCAGTGTTCGGGCGGGGCGGGAGCCATTCTCACAGTTCCAAGACATCCAAGACAAGCACCGCCGCTTGCTGCTCTAAGAGCGCAAGTGACGTGCACGTCCACGGCTACACCAAGAAGGACGGAACGGTTGTTCAGCCCTACACCCGCACACATGAGAACAGTACGCAACGGGACAACTTTTCAACAAAGGGCAATGTCAACCCGTACACCGGAAAAGTTGGCACGAAGGAACCGACACATTGACGCGGTTGCCTTTTAGGGGTCCGGTCAGGTGCCGGACCTGCTTTCACAATTGTGCCGTTTTTGTGCCGTCATATCAGGGAAGGGCGGTAAGCGTGGTATCTATGGTAGTGTGAAGTCAGCAAGTTACCTGTTATCAATATGGACAGTGGGACCGAATCCCCCCCTCTCCGCCAGACCTTTGATAGCTGCTGCAATCTGCCGTACTTGGCTGCCGTGGTGTCCACCTTTTCCCATCGACGAGCGGTGGGCGGATCGCAGCCGGCGACGCGCGAGCCTTCTTGGATACTCCAGCTTACCCCGCCAGAACGCAACACTCTGTTGGCCACATTCGGCGGCTGGGCGCTCGATGGCTTGGACGTCATGGTGTACAGCTTCGTGATCCCCAGTCTGATCGCCGCATGGCACATCAGCAAAGGTGAAGCAGGCCTGCTGGCCGCTGTTGTGCTGGTTATCTCTGCGATCGGCGGTTGGCTGGCCGGTCTACTCGCGGATCGATTCGGACGCACCCGCATCCTGCAAATCACCATTGTGTGGTTTGCGTTCTTCACCTTTCTCAGCGGATTTACTCATTCGCTCTGGCAACTGCTGTTGACCCGCGGCTTGCAAGGTCTGGGTTTTGGCGGCGAGTGGGCCGTGGGATCAGTTCTCATGGGCGAAACCATCCGCGCGCAGCATCGCGGCAAAGCGGTTGGAACCGTGCAAGCCGGATGGGCGATCGGTTGGGGCCTGGCTGCGATTTTCTACACTGCGCTCTTCTCGCTGCTGTCGGCGGCAATCGCCTGGCGAGCTATGTTCTGGATCGGTATCCTGCCGGCGCTGCTGGTGTTTTACATCCGGCGC